ATAGGGATTTTGGGTTAAGGCTCCGGGAAATAAAGACATAAGCCCCTGAACTTCTCCGGGAGTTACATGCATCATCATGCTGTCTTCACCACGACCATAGATTTCAGGCCGCATCAATTGGGAAACTAGACCGCCCATTTGCATAGTTGGACCGTAATTTTGTCTAAGAGGTTGCCACGCGCCCCCTACGGCAGCTACTTCTTGTATCCTCGGTTGGAAGACTTCGTCATCTCTTGGTAGTGGAGGCGCATCGATTACACCACCCTGGCGAAAAGGTATTACACCCCGAACTCCTAGGTTAGATTTTTCTGGACTCCACCCACCTTCAAGCCTAAGGTTAGAATCTTTCAAGCCTAAAAAATCCGGAATTTTTGTTTCAACTCCAAACCTATTCGGGATATAATCTTCCGAATCTAGGCCCAAGGTAAACCTAGTTTTACTACCGTCGATATTTATCGAAGGACTCGTGACGGGTTTTCCTTCATGGAGATCCTTCAGTGCCACTGCAGCCTTTACTAAATCTACTAGGTAAGGTAGACCAGATTTTTCGTTTATCAAGTCTTCAATTTTACCCTCTACATCTTGAATTTTCGGATCATACCTTTCTGCCTGACTGCTGCCACTTCCAATAGGACTCCTATTAAAAACATCAGGTATGGTTGGGGCTACAGTGCTCTTTTCAGCCATCAGTGTAAATCCACCCAACCGGGAGAACCTCCGCCAGTATCAGCGACATAGCCTTGAAATTTATCCGAAGATTGATTATATCTCATTTCGCCTACTAAAGGATCAACGATACTATCCGGGTCACTTAGAGTTGAATTTAACCTAATGCGGCCCTCTAAGGAAATTCCTCTGCCCTTGTCTATTCTAGGGTAGGTGCTAAAAACTTCGTTTCTGAAGGAATCTAAAGCTTGGATTAGACTTCCTGACCAAGCAATTATATCTCGAAGAGCCATAGGCCCCGGAACCGGATTAGTACCCTGAAAAAGGCGTGGGAATATGATCATCTTTTTCCATCCGGTTTAATATCTAAACGCAGAGAACCTAACCGCCACGCAGTCGCTGCCCCACCTATAGATGTATCTATGCGCACCCTGGCCTGACGACCCCTGGCTCTCGTATTAATTTTATTTGTGGCCGCAGTAACTGTATACGGTCCCTTCTCTTGTTTAGCTGTATCTTGGGGAAATCTCTTCGTTGTTAATCTAATAGATATACTGGAGAAAGGCGCAACACTAGTTTTGAAATCAAAGTCAGGAATGATGCGGTCTACAAATAAAACGTCATCTCCATCTTGGATATCAAATTCAGCCGATTCAATATACGATGCTATAGGTTGAGCATTCTCATCTGTATAGACATCAGGAGGTTCGTTATCGAATAGATGAGCTTGACCTGTACTACTTACGCCCGTAGTTAAGATTGTGTCGAATACCCCCTTGTCGAACCAAGTTGACCAATTGCTTGTTCCAAAGGTCCAATAGTTTTCACTAGGGCTGAAAATTACATAGCGATCACACTCCGACGAATCAGCAGACGGATACAGCCAAATAACCTCTTTAAATTCCTGATTTATCCCACAGAAAACCTTGGCCTTATTATCCCTATTAAAGTCATCGAATACATAAAGGCGCACCGTAGAAGGAAGAATTTTTACAGCCCCGTCGAAAGAGAAAAAGTTATCCTCACCCATCCAATAGGCATTTCCGTTAAAGTCGGCAGCGGCATGAGGTGATATAAGACCGCACTGCGTTCCCAATTCACTAAGGGCAAAGGTAAAGGGTGGCCCAACGAACTGCATGCCATAAAGAGCGGTATCAGTCCAGATTAAGATAAGATCGCGAGAGGGGAGAGCGCCTATAATTCTATTGCCTTCGCCCAGTCTTATCTGATCAGAAGTCGTACTAACAGAAGGAGTCCATTCATTAATATTGGCCTGATCGGAATAACGTAAAATCATAGGGTCTTTGATGTCTGTGCTAAAGTCGGTACAGCCTAAGGAAATCACATGCCTATCACGGGGAGAAATAAGTATAAAATCATTCTTAAGGGGCACCCCAGTTGAAACGCCCGCCGTAGTTGTAGTGGAAACTTCTACCGCCCTTACCTCCGGCCCCCCACTCGCGAACCATCGGTATATGCGGCCATCGTTATGCGCGGCAACTAAATCCTCGCCCAGATTATCTAAAGACCATTGTCTAAGATTGATAGTTATATCAGAACTTGCAGCCGGAGAACTCCACCCTCCTAAGGTAACGACACCCCCCACAGTAACGGATGCTCGGGTATCGCCGTAGTCTGCTGCTCCATAGCCAAGACCGGGCGTAGCTACGGAAGTACCACTAAAAATATTATAAAAAATAAAGCTTGTGCCGGAAGTTCCCTCGTTTGAGGCAGCGGTGCTCTGAACAGAAACATGAAAAGTATTTTCGGCAACACTAGTAATTTCGTAGGTATTGCCTTGAAGAGAAACGCCGCCCAAGGCTGATACAGACACAAAATTAATTGTATCTGTTAAGTTCCTTCCATGGCCCGTATTAGAAACATGAACAAAGACAGAACCAGAGGATGTCGTTATGCCGCCTGCAGTTACAGAAACAGATGCGGATACAGGTGTAATATCGAAGATTTCACCCCCGTAGTATAGCTGAAGAGCTTTATCCGAACCCCATGCCGCATACTTTTTACCATCCAAGGCACGCCAGATATGAAGTCCTCTAGGAGTTCCCAGAACTGCCTGCGTAGCTTTCTTTTGCCAGCCCCTTATATTTTGAGGTTTTCCAGCCCTGAAACGAACCTTATCGGCGGAATACCAGCTACCTTCGGCGGCATACTGCGTAGTTTCGCGAAGTATAGTCGGGGCAAATTGAAGTTTGGTTAATATTGTATCGGTAGACATCAGCCATCCTTGCCTCTACTGTCATACCAACCAGTAGTCTGGAAAGCATTCTCTACACCACCGTCCGATGAGCCACCAGTTTGATGAGTTCTTACTCCAATTCGTCCTTGAAGGTCTGTTTCACAAACTACTTCCCATACAAAATCTCTTAGTCGTTCATTACCTCCATACTCTACAAATCCAGCCCCTCGATTAGCTAATGTACCCATAGCGGCAGAAGTAGGTGCTACTTGGGTACCATTATCGACTACAGAAACATCAGTCATTGATAGAGGACGATATGAATAGAATGCCTCAGTAAAATATCCAAATTGAAGATGGCTAAAGATAGCCTCTGTGGATACCGAAGCAGGAGTTTGCAAGGAAATTGTAGTTCTTGATGTAGCAGCAACATTTATAGAAGTGTAAGATAAGATGGGATTTTCATATAAAAATTTATCCCCGCGTTGTTTAAAGGCTCTTATATTACTACTGCCATCCGTATATACAGCACCAATTCTGCGATAAGCAGTAGCCGAATGATCTGCAACAAGATTAGCTGCGGTTGGGGAAGTATCGAACCCTGCATCTGCCGCACCGCCGACGATAATTCCATGGACATGATACCAAGTATCAGCAGCTAGAGTTAGAGAACTGGCAAGACCGCCATTACCTGTGCCTGCTACCCATGAAGCATCAATTCTTTTCACCATGGCAGAGGCTAGAGTAATGGTAACACCATCCGCCGCATCCCTAGTCGTTCCTGCAGCAACCGAAATGTCTTTTTCGGCATCTGAGTCGTTGGACAATTGTAAGCCCGTAAGATAATTTGTTGGTACGGCGGTAATTCCCGTCAAATTTGATCCGTCGCCAAAAATTGTTGAAACACAAACAGCGGCAGAGAATACAGCAGATGCCGCACTTACCGCGCCCGAAATTTCTAGGGCAGTCGCAGAGACCTTTGTAGTAAAGGAACCTGTTGCCGCATAGATATCTGTGGCACAAACATTTGTGGCGCTTAAGGAGGTACAGCCTAGATTATTTATGGTGCCTATTGAGGCAGAGACGGTAATAGCATCTAGTTTTGTAACGCCGCCGATAGATGTAAAAATGCTAAAGGCTGTCGCCCCGTCAGTATAGACCAGATGCTTGGCCTTTTGTGCTACGTCAACTCCGGTTCCTCCGACAGGCTTTATATTTACCGCCCAGGCATCGGAACCATCGGCAGTCGTTTCGTTATCTATGATGTAAACTTTTTGAACGGCAGGAACAGTAATAACTACGTCCGCCGAACAAGAGCCCGTAAAATACAAGACGGCAGAGCGAGCTTCATCTGCGGCACCTTCGGCACTCGAAACCGTATAAGCTCCTACGCCTGCCAAGTCTATGGTTGTAACGGCCCCGACCGCAGCATCTATCAAGTCAATTGTAGCCGTATTGAGCTTGCTGCCCCAGGTGGTGGCATTCTCGCCCGTTCCTTGCTTCTCCAAGCGTAAGCGAGTTGTATATGACGAAGCCATGCAGTTTCTCCTAAACTACTTCAGACCAGCGCAACAGTTGCTCTTCAGTTGGTTGCGGCAGTCCCGTTGTTTGTTGCTGCTGTCTTGCTGCGGATGGGGGAGGAAAATACTGCGCAAGTAATTGCTCACGAGATGGACTTCCCGCCACATAGGCACCAAAGGGATCTCCTATCGCTGAGGCCGTCTGTAAATCGCCAAAGGTTTGCGGACCTACAGGATCTGGAGTTGGCGCTGCAGGTGCTACCTGTTGCTGTTGCTGTTGCAAATTACGTATTCTAATTGAATTTAAATTGCTTGTGCCGCCCAAGATAGAATTAAGATCTTGCTTAGAAATCTCACCTGCTTGATGCGCTTTATATGCGGCCATTATTTGCGGCACGTTGCTTGGCATTCCCCCTCCCTGATAGCCCACAGTAGGACCATCCTTCTGACCTTGTATGGGATTTGTGCCAGGAACTACGTCACCATGAGCCATTTCCTCTTCGCCCAATAGCCCAGCTATTCCTTCTCCGCCTAAGAGACCTTCGAGTGACGTGCCTTCCGGAAGAATTCCGCTATGTTCAAGAAGATAACGAATAATTTGTTCTAGGGTAGTATCTTCTTCTTCAGTTTCGACGCCTTCAATAGTAGAAGCTAGACCTCCTTCGTCTACAAGGTCACCTTCTTGAAAGGAAGCGAGGCCACCTCCAGAATAGGGTTTGCGGTTAAAGGGAAAATTTATATTTCTCATGGCCCACCTAATAATGTATTGGGACCGGCAGGCGAGGCAGGGAATTGTTCATCATCTCTCCTTGTTCTGCGACCCTCATTTTGAAGTGATTGAATGGCAGTTACATATTTCTGTTCCCAAAGAGGGGTAGTAGAATAATTTTTCATAAAGCACGTAGCTTCTACCATACAGGCATAGAATAAAGCATCAAAACACTTATTGGTAAAGAAGTTGGTTTCGTTGCTTGCAGATAGAGTAGCGGGTTGCACAACAACAGCTATTTCCGCCTTATTAGTACTGGCGGGTGCTGGCGCTACTATGTATTCAGTTCCTCCGTAATTGGCATAATATTTAGGCACCCCGGTCGAAGTTCTAGTGGGCCAATAATCGGCGATAAACTCTTCGGTTTTTAATAGAAGTTTTATAATAGAGCTGTCATTGAATACATAAAGATTCTTTGTTAAGAGAATATTGTTAGGTTTTGTTAGGAAAGGATCACCTGCGGCTAAGGTGGCTTCTAGGTGTGAAGTTAACTCGGGATGGTCTAAGTCACGAGAAAGCCTTCTTTCCGATCTTCCAATAAAATCAGGAATAGCATCCGTAAATTCAGAATCATCGTTTTCGGCAGTATTCTGAACTTGTGTCTTTAAGGTACTAAAAGTAACTGACATGAGTAGATATTAGCACTCTTTTCGTTAGAACCCAATTGTCGCTGAAGTCCACGTATCTACGGGAGCAACTGATACAGATGCCCACGTATCTGCAGAAGCCGCCGCCACAGATGTCCATGTATCTTCAGGAGCCACCGATACTGATGCCCACACAGCCTGGAAAGTGCCCGTCGAAGATGTTGAATAACTAAAATCAGTTGAATTTAGGGCTATGGACGAATTTATAGAAACTTTGGCCGTGGGTGTATGGGCAAAAGCCGAACCTAGAGTTACGGTCTGGTAAATTAAAACCGCCACAGACGCTGAAAAATCAGTCGATGTCTTGAAGGCTAAAGATTCAGGTATTAATATTGCAGCGCTTTCTGCACTATCTAGGGATGTCTTAAAGCTTAGCGCTTCGTCAAAGCTCATACCACTTTTTGGTATTAGGGTAAAATCTGTACCTAAGGCAACGGAAGCAGTATAAACCATAAGGGGAGAAAGGGCATAACCCGGTCCTACGCCTAATCCTAAGGAAGCGTAGAAATTAAAATCACCAAGACGAGCATCGGCCTGACTGACCTTAAAGGTCAAAGATTCAGACATTAATACTCCGACACTTTCCGCTGCCGCCAAAGATGTTCTTAGAGTTAAGGCTTCCTCAGTTCTTAAACTACCTGTCTGTCCATAGGTAAAGTCTGTGCCCAAGGATAAGGTCTGACTAATTTCCTTTCTTCCTATGGCCGTAAAACCTGGGCCTAGTCCTAATCCTAAGGTAGTATTCGCATTAAAGTTACCTAGATATGCATCACCTTGGCTAACTTTAAAGGTCAAAGATTCAGGTATAGATACTTTGGCACTTTCTTCTACTGCCAAAGATGTTCTTAGAGTTAAGGGCGCTTCAATACTTACAGCAGCTTCTGGTGTTAAGGTAAAGTCTGTACCCAAGGATAAAGTTTTACTAAATATTTGCACACCTATAGCTGTAAAACCCGGACCTAGTCCCAAGCCTAAGGTAGCATTTACATTAAAATTACCTAGATATGCATCACTTTGACTAACTTTAAAGGCTAAGGATTCAGGTATAGATACTCTGGCGCTTTCTGCTGCGGCCAAAGATGTTCTTAGAGTTAAAGTTTCCTTAATATTTTGCGCATCTGTCTGCGCATAAGTAAAGTCTGTACCAAGGGTAAAGGAGGGATTGTATACTTGGGCACCTGTGGCTGTGAAACCTGGTCCTAAGCCCAAGCCCAAGGAAGCATAGATGTAACCGTCAGCGACGTAATCGGCAACATGACTAACTTTTAAAGTTAATGATGCATATCCAAAAATAGCTGCTGTCGGAATATCCGAAGCACTTGCTGCGAAAGTTAAGGTATCAGAAGTCCACGACCTGTCGTACTGTCCTCTGTCATATGGCCCTGATCCAAAGCCATTTGTTGCCATAATCCATTACGATGCAGAGGCGGAAAGCGTCAGACTTACATTCACTACGTCGCCGTCTATGACCGAACGAATAGCAGTAAAATCTCCCGCCCCATAAAGGACACCTAAATTTCCTCCGACAGTTACCTTTGAAGCTATGAAACCACCAGCCACACAGACGGTGCCATTTATGCTAAAAACGGCTGCTGTAGAAGTGACAACAGACTGCGATGATGCCGAGGCAAGAACTGCTACTGGACGAAGTGCGGCTGCCCCCGATCCACCGGTAGTCGTATAGGCTGTAATCTCCGACCAATTGGAATGGCTTGCCATGGTATCACCGGCAACGACAGCTCCTGATTCTTTAAGTCCTACATACCACGTAGCCGTATAGCTACTACCGTTAAATTGATTTTGCAGGAGATCATTAAGGCCTTCATTTACGACGAGATTATCGAAATCATCTTCCCACTTAAGATTTCCATCTTTATCGTAGCAAACACAAACCCAATGAGTTCCTACTTGAGTTTTCTCTAACATCTATTTCTCCTTAAGTACACGGTGGACCTTGTGCCGTAGTCATACACGGAGTCCAACTAGAATCTCCTGTAGTGGCTAATACTACTTCAGGACGCGGTTGTAACAAAGCAGGATTATCTTTTGTATCTGGAGACTTATTTAGGGGAGAATTTACTATGCCGTAAGCACCATCACTTTCCGGTCTACCCACGATAAATCCTGTGCCCGGCTCTTCGACACGATCTCTGTATTTATATCTAAAGCCAGAACGATCACATATAAACCAAGAATGCTTTCCCGTAGCCATTAGATAACCCTTAGACGTGGAACTATTTTCATACTAACACGCTCAGTATCAGACTCAAAGGCGCGCTGCAGCTTCTCTTCGTAGTCAACTTTTAGTAATTGAATACGTTGAAAATCTATGGCAGGTCTTTTAATTCCCATATAATAAGCCAGACCCGAAGTGAGGGCCGGAAGATACCTATAAATTATATCTGGATTTTGGAAAGAGGCGTTTATATCTTCGAGCTTCCGTACACGCCAATAATAGAATATGTCCGTAGTGCCAGATTCCGGAACAGGCCAGACATAGAGAACAGGAGTTTTTTGACGATCAAGGGAAAATTGCGAAGGCCGCCCAGATTGTTCCTTATTTGGAAGCTGTATATACTCTTCCATGGAAATTCTATGCATCTGCAAATCAGTTACCAGAGCGCCATCTGTACGCCGAAGCATTCCTTCAAGGATGTCTACTGTATCGGCGTCTAGGGTGTAGTCTTTATCATCGGCAACCAAGGATAAGGTCTGAGCATCCTGGGCAAAGAGAGGGATGCCTCGGTTTTGAAGATCAATGAAAAGAAGATTTAAGGAACGGCGCGCAGAAACAGGTTCATCCCCAAGGACTGGTTCGCCCCCAAGCATGTCCATAGCATCATCGATAATATCCGCTATCTC